GTTTTATGTATCTTGGAAAAGAAGTTCCAATTAAACAACTAATGGCTTGGAGTTTTATGACTTCAAACACTATTCAAGAAGATCGGGAAAGGCTCTGGCATACTCATCAATACGGTGAGGAGCGCACACTAAGTGGTGTGTACTATTTGCACATTCCTGATGATGTTGCAGACAAAACAGAATGTGGTACAGAATTTGCCTATAATGGCGTAGAAAATCTTGAAAGATTTAAATCTGTACCAAAAGATTTTACTTGGATTGTTTACCCTGGTAAAGTGTATCATAGGCCCATGATACCACAATCAACTCAAGATCGATTTGTAATTGCAGCCGATCTTATTTTTTAAGGAGAAATACATGAACGTATTAAATGAAGTTGTTAAAGAAAGCGAAGGATTCCGTCTTCGTGTTAAAAGTTGGAAATGTGTTAGACCAGAAGATTATAATTCTGTAGAGTTTATACAGGAGAGTTTGAACAATGGCGAGGTTGTAGACAGCCAAACTTATAATTTCTTCATGACCAACGATGATGTCAAATCACTTTGCCAAATCTTAAACAAAATTCCCGATAATGTTTGAGCAGAGAAAACTTGACCTTGACCTAAATAAACCTATATACTACTAGTATATGTCATCCACGACACTAACTCGGAGAATAAATGTCAGAACTACATTATAAAGAAGAAGACGGACGACCTCTTAGCCAGGTTATCCGCAACAGGCTCAAACAAAATAACAAACGTTTCTGGGCTGGCGACAATATCAGCGAATACATTAGCGATGTTGAAAAAGATTCTTTAATCAACGAAGCAACAACAGCATTTGAACAAGTATTAGACACCCTGTTGATTGATCGAGAAACTGATCCTAACAGCAAAGGTACAGCAAGACGTCTTGCTAAAATGTACTTTAATGAAATAATGGCAGGAAGATATGAACCAGCACCAGACGCAACCGCGTTTCCAAATGACTCGACAGACCGTTATCAAGGTATGTTGGTTGTTCGTAGTGAGCTTCGCAGTATGTGTAGCCATCATCACCAACCCGTTGCTGGCGTTGCTTATATTGGTATTATTGCGGCTGAGAAACTCATCGGACTTAGCAAGTATACAAGGATCGCTCAGTGGTGTGCCCGTAGAGGTACTCTCCAGGAGGAACTTTGTAATGACATTGCTAGGGAAATCCAAAAAGCAACCAACTCAGAAAACGTAGCAGTATACATTCAAGCCACACACGGCTGTTGTGAAAACCGCGGTATTATGGCACACTCTAGTCTAACACAGACTACAGTACTTAAAGGTGCGTTTAAAGATGATCAGGGTACAAAGAAAGAATTCTTTGACAATATCAAAATGCAACAAGAGTTTGCCCCACGTTAAGGAAAAATTATGAGCCAAGTATATGTAATTAAACCACTTGAAAAGAAAAGCATTGTCTATCATGTAGAAATGTTTAGAGAAAATGCAGACGGTAGCATTAGTTCTTTTACCATTGACGAAACTTATCGTTGGGGTCAAGGTTTTGTGGAGGGCGACTTAGACTGCAACCTTCCTTGGGAGGGCGATGATGTTGCTTATGCTAGAGCTGATGCAGGCTGGGGTTGTGAGTTTGATGACAGCATTAACATTGAAATTGAGTTTAGTGATGATATCGGTGAAGAAGAACAAGAAGCTATCCGAGAAGCTTACTACGATGGTGGCGCTGGTTGGTTGTTTGACGGGGAACATGATTGGCTAGAAGAAGACACTGCGGTTCACATCATTGCTCCGTATCAAATTGATCTGTGCGAAGATGACGGCACAGTTATTGAAGAAAACGTTAAACTTAAACCGCGGCCGGATCCTAGAACATCGTGGCCGTGGAGTACGGATAACCCTAAACCTGAGGAAGAATAATGGATACTGCTAAAGATATTATGGATCAATTTATTAGTCGCGCAAAAAATTTGCAGGAGTTTACTGTATGTGTAAACACACCAGCTGACTTTAGATTTAACGGGGTTGTTCCGTTTAACATGCAAATAGTCGACGGAGAAATTGAAGCTAAAGTTTGGGCTGTTGATTTTGAAGAGGCTGTTGATCGTTTAGATAAATGGTTGGAGACTTGCAAATGAACTGGTTTAAAAGAATGGTGGTTAAATGGGTACGTGAGGATTGGGAAAATGCTAGAGACCAGCCAGAGGATTGTTATCCAAGTCCTAAGTTGAGTCGTGGCAATACTATCAGCACTATCAGTGGTCGTGCTCACGTTGATAGCGAAGCTACACTACAGTTCAAAGTATACAACGCTGTAGGTGGCAAGGTTGTAGAGTTTACTCGCTATGACCGTAAAACTGACAGACACGATCATCAAATATATGTTATTGGCAAAGACGAAGACTTTGGTGAAAAGATTGCTAAAATTTCAACACTAGAGGTCTTACGATGAGCGCACAAGAACCTGCCAATGGTATACTCCTAATCAACGATTGGGGTTCTAGTAAAATGTACAAAGCTGTATGCCAATGCGGTGATAACGACTGTACACATACTATAGATGTAGAGGCGGAGGACGTAGGTGTTACAGTAACAGTCTATACCCAAACAAGAACAAATTTTTGGTCTACTAGACGTTGGACACATATTTGGAAGTTGCTAACCAAAGGTTATGTTGAAACTGAATCTTGTATTATTATGACCAAACAGGTTGCACTAAACTATGCATCTGTGTTACAATTAGCAATCAAAGATGTAGAAGAATTTAGGAAACAGAATGTCAAAGATTAAAATTGCAGAATTATTTTATAGTATACAAGGTGAAGGACGGTATATGGGTGTACCGTCTGTTTTCTTACGTACATTTGGTTGTAACTTTAAATGTAGTGGGTTTGGCATGCCGCGTGGTGAAATTAGTCACGAAGCAACAGACATTGCGGCTACACATACAATGATTACTCCATTTACAAAATACGAAGACTTGCCATTAGTTAGCACTGGTTGTGACAGCTATGCCAGCTGGCATCCAGATTTTAAAGATCTTAGTCCTATGCTTACTAGTGAAGCCATTGTAGATCGCATTATGGAAATCATTCCGCATAATGATTGGCAGGATGAACATTTGGTTATTACAGGCGGTGAGCCTTTGCTAGGCTGGCAACGTGCTTATCCAGACTTGTTGAATAATTCTAAGATGCGCGGATTAAAAGAGATCACATTTGAAACAAACGGTACCCAGAAACTTACACCAGAGTTTAAAGAATATTTAAGAAAATGGAATAGCGTAGTAGGAAAAGAACTTACCTTTAGTGTAAGTGCTAAACTGCCGGCAAGTGGCGAGAATTGGTTTGATGCAATTAAGCCAGAAATTGTTTGCGAGTACGAAGAAGTTGGCACGGCATATTTGAAGTTTGTAGTAGCAACTGAAGAAGATATTATTGATGCAGAACATGCTGTGGAGGAATATCGCGAAGCAGGGTTTAAAGGTCATGTTTATCTAATGCCTGTAGGCGGCGTTGAAAGTGTGTACACGCTGAACGCAAAGAATGTAGCATTGGCTGCAATGAAACGTGGATGGCGCTACAGTGACCGTTTGCAAGTGCCGTTGTTTAAAAATGAGTGGGGTACATAATGAAACAATTTATTAAACGTATTTTTGGAATTGAAAAACTAGAAATAGAAAAAGCCGAGCTTCAAGCGGCTAGAGACAAAGCCGCGGCCGAAGCTGTATTGGCTCAGCAAAAAGAAGAGCAAGCTAAAGCTACTCCAAAAGATCGAGCTACTAAAAAAGGTGAACCATGGGTAGGAGTGCTTAACACACATGTTAACCATGATAACGTTAGAAACGGTTTCTTTGAGCTTGACTGGAATGACCTTTTTATAGTACAATTGAAACAAGCTGGATACGGTTTTGATGGTGATCCAGACGAAGAGATTGTGGATCGTTGGTTCAGAGAGCTTGCTAGTAATATGTTTATGGAGCAAGGATTAGATCCAAGAAATCGCACAGCAGGTTTTATTAATGTTGTTCCGCTAACAAAAGGCAAATCAGAGGTTTCATGACACACATTATAGTTGATACTGCTAACACGTTTTTTCGTGCTAGACACGTGGTGCAAGGTGGTGCTGATATTAAACTTGGCATGGCTTTTCACATTACTTTCAATAGCATTAAAAAAGCGTGGAACGACTTCGGCGGTACTCACGTAGTGTTCTGCCTCGAAGGTCGCTCGTGGCGTAAAGACTTTTATCAGCCGTATAAACGCAACAGACAGGAAACTCGTAGTGCAATGACTGTAAAAGAACAAGAAGAAGACAAATTGTTCTGGGAAGCGTTTGACGAGTTCAAGACTTTTATTACAGAAAAAACTAATTGTACAGTAATGCAACATCAGCAATTAGAAGCAGACGACTTAATTGCAGGCTGGATACAAAGTCATCCAACTGACAAACACGTTATTATTTCAACAGACGGGGATTTTGCACAATTAGTAAGCCCTACAGTTAGTCAGTATAACGGCGTAGGTGATTTACATATTACACACGAGGGCATATTTGATGCTAAAGGTAAACCTGTTAAAGATAAAAAGACAGGGGAGCCAAAGCCTGCACAAGATCCAGAATGGATGCTATTCGAAAAGTGTATGCGTGGAGATACTAGTGATAATGTATTCTCAGCTTATCCCGGTGTGCGTACAAAAGGTTCTAAAAATAAAGTGGGGCTAATGGAAGCATTTGAAGATCGTAAGAGCAAAGGATATTCTTGGAACAATCTCATGCTTCAACGTTGGGTTGACCATAACGGCGTCGAACATCGTGTACTAGATGATTATATTCGTAATGTTAAATTATGCGACTTGACTGCACAGCCCGACGAAATTAAAACAATTATTAAAGAAACAATTGCCACACATGCTGTACCTAAGGACATTACACAAGTCGGTATACGTATGTTAAAATTCTGCAATGCGTGGGATATGAAAAAAATTGCAGACAACATACAGTCGTATGCTGAGCCATTCCAAGCAAAGTATCCAACAAGATCAAATGAGATACGTGAGCTATTACAGGAGAATTAAATGACAGAATATTATGCTAAGCCTATTATAGATGGAAAATTTTGGATCGTTGAACAGGACGGTGTCAAAGTAGGTCTACTACATAAAAAAGAAAACAACAAGTTTATGCTCAGTTCAACTGGTGGTGAACTTATGTTTAATAAGAAAGATGATCTTACCAAACAATTTGGCAAGGACTTTTTCTTAAAAAATTCCAAAGTGAAGATTACTTCAACTGAAGAGAACAAGGAGTGTCATGGGTATCCGGCTAGTTGTAATCCGTATAACGCCATGTACGATGTAAGAAGAAAACTGCCACTGTTTACTAAAAGTGAAAAATCAAAAAGTCTTTATTGTGCTGGATACTATGTAATTAAATTTGACAAAGGTTGGGTTAAAAGTTTTTGTCCAAAAGCAATCACTGTAGAGCGATATCCATATAAAGGTCCATTTACTAGTGAACTTGAAATGAAGGTTATGTTAGCTAATGCAAAATCAGATTAATACTACTCCAATAACACAGTTTATTCAGCAAATACGAACTGCGGAATTAAGCCAACAAAAAGAAGTTAAACTGCCTATGCAACAGGCACGTTTAATCTCGCTAGCACTAGCAGAAGTATTAGAGCACATGAATAGAGACTGGGAAACATTGTATCATGCACTAAAACAAGGATCTAATCCAGATATAGTTTCTGTTGAAATGGACGGTGGAGATTTTCAGAAAGATTAACTTGGTACTTTATACCGTTAAAAATGATAAATATATGCGTAGATAACAACGCATATGAGCAGACCAAAACCTAAAGTTCTATTAGAGTACGTTAACAAAAAAACTTATAAAGCTGAACAAGTTTTAGAAGCTGATGCCATTTGGGCAGTCTTCTATAAAGGACAGCCGTTTAATCTTAAATCATTCAACAGCCTTACCAGCTACCCTGGACCTAAGTACAAAAAAGTATCCTTTAGCAATCCCGGACATGCTGTAAACCTTGCTAAAAAACTTAATCTAACTTTTGGTACTCAAGATTTCCAAGTGGTTAAATTAACGCAAGGTGAAATTCAAAAATGATTGAGAGAGATACATTAACTAAAATTTTTCTCAAACAATGGGGCAAGGGTACAGATGACACCAATGTTAAATTGTTTTCACGAAAATGGTGGCAATCTACAAGAGTTGGCAAACAGTCAGCATTCAGACTTAGCGACGAAGGATTTAAATTCCTATTAGAAGAATTGGATTTAAAAAGCTACGAGATACCGTTTACCGAATCTATTGAACTAAGCCCTCAGACTATTGTATTTTTAGAACGATACATTGATTGCCCGTACTATTTGACTGCCGAAAGCATAACAGTATTCTCAGAAAAGAAAAGTTTTGAGCTTTATCTATTTTCGGACGATATTCGAAAATTTGGACTAGTAAAAGCAATGAAAGAACGCCAAAAAGATTTGGACGATTCTGTCCAAAATTAATAAAATTCCAGTTGACTTAGTTAAGCTACTGTCGTATAATAACACATAGACAGATAGTTCTTAACAATTTTTAACCCTGGAGTATATATGAGCGAGATCATTTCACGTACCGTTGGTCCTAAAGCCGCTAAAAAATCCCTGCGTAAAGCATTTAACAGTAAACGTCCAATCTTCCTTTGGGGTCCTCCAGGAATTGGTAAGTCAGATATTATTAAACAGTTGGGTGCAGAACTTGACGCATATGTGATCGACGTTCGTTTGTCACTTTGGGAACCTACCGACATTAAAGGTATTCCATATTTTGACTCAAACTCTAATACAATGGTTTGGGCACCTCCAGGTGAATTGCCAAGCAAAGAATTTGCTAAGAATCATAAACAAATTATCCTGTTTATGGACGAAATGAACTCTGCGGCTCCTAGCGTACAGGCCGCGGCTTATCAGCTAGTGCTCAACCGTAAAGTAGGCACTTATGAATTGCCAGACAACGTTGTAATGGTTGCCGCTGGTAACCGTGAAACTGACAAGGGTGTTACCTATCGTATGCCTGCGCCGTTGGCTAACCGTTTCGTTCACTTGGAAATGACTGTTGAGTGGGATGACTATTTTGAGTGGGCTACTGAAAACAAGATCCATAAAGACGTAGTTGGCTTCTTGACCTTCTCTAAGAAGGACCTGTACGACTTTGACCCAAAGTCTAGCTCACGTGCATTTGCTACACCGCGCTCATGGGCTTTCGTTAGCGAACTGCTCACAGACGACGACTGCGATGACAGTACACTTACTGATCTTACTTGTGGGGCAATTGGCGAAGGTCTTGCTATTAAATTTATGGCACACCGTAAGCATGCCAGCAAAATGCCTAATCCGACAGATATCCTGTCTGGCAAAGTTAAGAAAATGGATACTAAAGAAATCAGTGCCATGTACTCATTGACTGTTAGTCTGTGCTACGAGCTTAAAGAAGCAAACGACAAACGTTCTAAAGATTGGGATTTACAAGTTAATAACTTTTTCCAGTTCATGATGGATAATTTTGAAACAGAATTAGTTATTATGGGTACTAAATTGGCGTTGAGCCAATATAAACTTCCGCTGGATCCAGATGAGATCAAGTGTTTTGATGATTTCCATGCAAAGTATGGAAAGTACATTTCGGCAGCAACTGAAAAGAGCGTTCGCTAAAATGATTGACACCGCCTTAGGGCGGTGTTATAATATAAGTAT